AGCGCCCCTGCGATAGCGCCACCACCTGCGCCAATGGTGCCGCCAGGCCCCACAGTGCCGCGTTGTGACGCAACAAGGGAACTGGTGAGCATGCCGGCCCCAAAACCCGCCCCAGCGCCGCCCAGAAGGCTGCCAAAGGTTGCACCCATGCCAGAAGGGCCAAGCGCCGTGGCCGGAAGAACCGGCCCCATCATGCCGGCTGGCAGCGGCGCCGTTGCCATAGCGCCCGCGCTGGTTGTGAATAACGGGGTAGAAAGAAGGCCGCCCGCGCCTGAAAGGCCGAGCGAAGCACCCAGGCCAGAGAACATGCCACCGGATGAACCGCCGCCAAGCAGGCCCGAAAAGCCCAGGACCTCCCCAATGCCAACCGAAGGCATGCCGGATGCGCCTGCCACAGGCGCGGAAGGCTGCGCCGCACCGCCGAAAGCCCCCATCAGCGTCGGGCGGCTGGTGCCAAACACGGCATTCGTGATCGGCGTCACCACGGCAAGCTTCAGCAAATCCGCCGCGATGCTGGCGGTGACGCCCTTCATGAGGCTTTGGAAGTCCAGCGCCGCTTTACCGCCCGCCGTGAAGGCATTCACCAGGCCGGTGCCGATGCGATCCATGGCGTTTTCGCCGATCTGCGCCAAGGCATCACGGGACCGGCGGGCGAATTGTTCAGCCTGGCGCGCGGCCTGTTCCTGCGCTTCACGCGCGGCGCGGGCGGCGGGGTCCAGCGCGGCGACCGCGGCGTTGTATTGTTCCTGCGTGATCCGCGCGGCGCCAAGCGCGGCGCTGAGCGCCAGCACCTGTTCGCCGTAGCGCTGCTGTTCCGTGGCGGCGGTACCGGCAAGCTGAACGCCCTGCTGCACAAGGCGCTGATATTCGCGTTCGGCTTCGCTGAGTTCCGCCCGAGCACTGCGCGCTTCGCGCGTGGCGCGGGTGGCTTCGGCGGATGGCGCTGACGCCAGCACTGACCCCACATTTTCCTGAGAAGCCGCGTATTCACCGGCAAATTGCAGGCGCCGCCGCTCCAATTCTTGCAGCGCACCCTCCCGCTGCTGAATTTCCGCACGCAAGCGCAAGACTTCTGGATTATTCGCCGCCCGTTGCCGGGTTCGGTCAATTTCCATCTGCAGGATGCGTTCGCTTTCTTCCGAAAGCGCAGCACCACCAGGACCGCGCCGCGCCTCCCGCAGCCTACTTTCCGTCAAGCCAGTGCGGCGATCAATTTCACCAGAAAGCCCCTGGATTTCGGCGCGCAGTGCCTCCTGCGAAAGCGAAACCTGCGCCTGCCGCGCCAAGATCGCCTCACCAGCCAAGCGTGCCGTCCGCACCGCAGCCGCTTCCGTCAGGCGATTATACTCATTCAGCAACGTGTTTGCTTGCTCAAGCGCCGTGGAATTGTCACGGAAGCGTCCGGTCAAGGCATCCATGGCGCCAGTCATGGTGCCGGTAATGCGACCCCAGTTTTCATAGATGGCATAAGCCGCCGTGGCAGCCGTCACCACCAAGCCGATAGAACCCGCCAGGCCCGCACCGCTGCGCAGCGCAGATGTCAGCGCGATTGTCGAATTCGCCAGCGCTTCAAATTGCCGCCCGGTATTGGCAAGATCGCCATTGACCTGCCCCAGGCCCGCGCGCAGCACATTGCCAGCCTCAGCAACCGCAACCACACCACGGCCAGCAGCCTGCCCGCCCGCTTCCAGCTTGCGCATGGCGGTATCGCCCACCTGCCCAAGCTGTTCCAACTGCGCGCGCGCTTCCTGCGCGCCATCGAAACTCAGCCTGATGGAAAGGCGCTGATCGGAAGAACCGCTCATGACAACCTCCCTGCTATGGCTGCGTTGACTTCACGTTTTACTGCCCGGCGCGCGGCTTCAGCCGGGCCGGAAATGTCCAGTAGTTTCTTGCCTTGAATCTGCCCGCGCAGTGCAAACAGCGGCAGGCCCTTTGGCGAATCTGGCGCGTAGAACACCGCTGTCAGGCCATCGCCCTTGCGCGCCTTCATGATCACGATGCGCCGCCCGGCCAGGGGTGCGTTCCTGCCCTTGGGCTTGGCCTTTGCTATGCGCGGGCCGCGCTTGGCGTTATGGGCGGAAACCACCACGGCGCGCAGCAATTTTGCCGCCGCTTCAATATCAGAAACCTTACGCCGCTGGCCGGCCGGCACCGCGCCGCCCTTGCGGCTTTTGGTGGAATAGCCAAGGCCAAGATGGATTGCGGCGGGCAGGGCAATCACCAGATATTGGGCGCGCACCGCGCGAATGGCGCGACTTTCTTCAAAGGCGCGGTGCAGAATGGTGCTTTTGGAATAGACAACAGCCGCCGGCCCCATGTTCAGCTTTGATCGGCGCTTGGGGTATTTATCCAGGCGCCATGCCTTTTCCAGCCCTTCACCCAAATTCGCGCGGCGCACCTGGCCGCGCAATTCAGCCTGAAGCATTTCACCCGTGCGATGCACACCATCACGAAGGGCAGAGGCAAGAATTTCCTGACGCTGCTTGATTTCTTCCGAAACCATGCCTTGAACCTTCATCAGGATTTTCACTCGCTGCCCCTTCGCCGTTTCTTCGCCGCTTCCATTTCAGCTTCAATCCCGCCCAGCGTGCGGAAGGCATCGAAAACCCATGCCGCCTGGTCCGCCACGCCACCCGCATCCGGCCAGGCGGCATAGCCACCCATGCCAGCGCGGCAGGCGAACCAAATCTGCACAAATTCAATGAATGGCCGCGGCGTGGTGATGCGCGGGTTCTCAGCAACCTCATCATCACCAATCAGAAAAGCGCCCCCGTCAGAGGCAAATCGGCCTTCTCCTGCGCCAATGCCGCTGAGTGCGGCAAAGGCGCTTTTCAGTTTTTTTCCGCGGCCTTGGTGACTTGCATCATATCCATGGCGGCGGCGGCGATGATGGAAAGGTCTTCTTCGCCGCATTCTTCCAGCAGCGCATCCGGCACCAGGCCGCGCGTGCGAGCAAAGGCTGGCAGCAGGTCAGAATTCCAGCCGCGCAAAGCGTGGCGCGCGGTGACCAATGGCATCAGGGAGAACCAGCGCACCTGATCTTCAAGCATGGCGCAATAGGCTGGCACCCGGCGCGCTGCACTTTCCATTACGCGCAGCGCATCCTCATCGGCCTTGGCCATGGGTTCCGCGCCATCGGCCAAGGCGGCTTCAGCGCGGGCAATCACGGCCAGCAAATCAGCCAGGTTATCCGGCGCCAATTCCTTCAAAGCGCTGGCGAGCCCTGCCAGCAATTCATCGCGCATCGGCAGGCGGCAGCCTTCGCGCGCCATATCAGCGCGATATTCCGCGCGTTCGCGGATGGTGAGCGGCGCGACGCTATAGATCGCGCGCTTGCCTTCCACTTGCCGCGTGGTGTGGCGGGAAAGGATTGCTTCTTCGTTTTTCATGGGATGTCCCTTGTGCGAGGGGTTGGTTGGCCGGGCCGCGCACACGGCCCGGCCAGTGTCACGCACGGCTTGCCGGTCAAGGGCTTGGCCGCGCGCAACACCGTCCCGCTTGTGCGGCGGATTAGAAGGCAGTGATAAAGACGGGGCTATCAGCGCCGTCCGCCTGGAAGCCGATGCTATCCACGCCCAAGGAACCGCGATCCCCCGGGTTCATCGCCGTGGCGCGGATGGAAGGCAGCACAATGGCGAAGCGGTTGCCCGCCGTGCTGCCCAGGATGGCGCCCAAAATCATGTTGGTGCCGTTGCGGAAGTTGTTGAAGCGGCTGACGGAAACCGTGGTGTCCATTAGCGGATCAAGGCTGCCGGCCACGTCGCGCTCCACCGGCACGGCGGGGTCATAGCCTTCAGTGGCTTCCGGGTTTTCCGGCAACACCGTGGCTACGCCGGCCTGTACCGAAAGCGCGCGCACGCGGGCAACAGCGCCATTCAAGCGGCAGGCGCCGGCCACAAAGCGCGGCGCAGTTGGGCGGATCACCGTGTTCCAGCCGGTCGGCAGGGCGGTCGCGGTATAGTCAACGAAGTTGCCGACCAGATCGAAGGACAGCATGCCGATCCCGCCCGTGGTCAAATCCAGGGACCAGGTGCCAAGGCAACCCGTGAAGCGCCAGCGCATGCCATCCGCGAAGAAGTAGATGGTGCAGGTCTTGAACACCGCTTCATCGGAGGTTGGCGCGTAGCGCTGGTTGATGGGGATTTGCGCGGTTTGCGTGGTGGTGAAGGTGGTCGCAACCGTATGGATCAGGGTGGCCACGCGGCCAGCCGTGTAATCAGAAATGGCGCTGAGCGCGGGCTGATCGCCCGTGATGGCGCCAAGCGCAATCGGCATGCCGCGATAAAGCTGCGCGGTTGCAGTAAAGGTAGCGCCGAGCGTGCCACCATTCGTGGTGCCAGCGGTCAGGGCAAGCGGGGCGGCAGGCACCGCCGCAGCGGTAAGGGTTTCCACCATGGTCGCGCATTGCAGCAGCCGGCCCCATTCCGGCGCCGTGCCAGCCGTGCCTGAACCGCGCAACGGCATCATCAGGCGCAAACGCGGGCGCAGACCACCCACAATGGAGGGCGAGCGATCCAGGCTGCCAGTCAATTCCGGGTTCGGCACCGCGGATTGGTCAAACTGGACCTGGCAATCAGCGCCGATCCAATCCACATTCGCGGGCGTGCCAGCAATGGCGTCAACGCCAGGTGTGGCTTCAATTTTGACAGCGACGGCAGCTTTGCGCAGCGCCACCAGATTGTTGCTCATGGGCTATCCTTTCTAGGGAGCGTATGGTGATTTTGCCGGCGTCATCGCCAAGGCTTCAAAGCTGGCGTTGAATTCGCCCGCGGGCTTGGCGGATTCTTCTGTCGAATACGGTTCGAACTGTGCGGTGCCGACATTGCACTGAACAAAGCCTGAGCCCAGATCATGATCCTGCAGCGCCGCAACCACGCGCGCATGCAAATCAGACATCGCCTGGTCTGCCGCCAAATCCGTGGCGGCGGTGATGTAGCCCGCGACGGCAAAGCCGATCCGCCATTGGGTTTCCCCAAAGGACATATCTTCATCAGCATCCATGCTGGTGCCCGTGATAACCACGGCAGGGCAATGGCGCGGGTCCAACGCAGCGCGGTACGCGCGCAGCACCGTCACGCCGGCAAGCTGCGCGGTCAGGCGCGCGGCGACTGCGGCCAGGATGGCTTCACGAATGGGCGTAGGCATCAAGGTTCTGCCGCCAGCATCAAACGCCAGACCAGTTGCAGGTCATCACGTTCCGCTGATTTGATGCGCAGATCATCCGTGCCGATCACCAGCCTATCGCCTTCGGCGGGCTGGGCGGGAACATCTGCAATCAGCATATCCGCCATGAGCGATGCCTGCAGATTACCCATACCGCCGGCGGGGCCATAGACAGGCTGGATGGGCGCTGAGCGAATCACGCGCAGCGCCACCCCAGGGCCGGAGCCGCCAGCGTAATAGGTGGCTGGCTCCGATAGGTTTTGGTCCGCGTGCAGCACGGCGGCTGCGGCGGAAAAGGCATCTGGCATGATGGCACCCAGGGCGGGTTGCCCCGCCCCGGTTAAGCCTTAGGCGCCAGAAGCCGGGCCGCGCTCCAGAAGCGTGCGGACGGTTGTGTCAGCCGCCGCCGCCGCCGATGCGGCAAAGCCGACATGCAAGTTACTGGTGGCGGTCGTGGTCAGGCGGCGGTTGGTGTTATCCCAAAACAGCCGCGCGCCCTGGGTAACCACCAGGGAAGGCTCTTTCGTGATGTCAACCACGCCATCGGTCAAGCATTCAATGGTTGCGCCATTGGCGCCATCGGTTGTGGCAACGCCAAAGATGGCGCCAACCAAAACACCCTGGCCAGATGTCACGGCATAAGGAAGCACCAGCGGGATTGAATCCCCCGGGCGTACATAGTTCTTCATGATGGGATTTCCTCAAACGGAAGGTTGCAGAAAAAGGCGGGCTTGCGCCCGCCCGCATTACGCGCCGGAGCTGCGGTTCATGCCGCGCCAATCAATCGCCTTGGCGCCGAAGCAATGGGTGGCCTTGATCACCAGGCCATCCGTGTCTTCATCGCTGTAGGACGTGATTTGCGGCTCTTCCATGCCGGCCAGATAGGCGTATTCCACCGTGTCAATCTGGTCAGGCGAGCACATCAGGTAATACTGAGTGGCGCTGGAAAGGCGCGGTTCGGCAACCACCTGCATGGTATTCGCGAAGGGGTTGACGGACGTGGTGCTGGCCGAAGACGGCACCACATTAGTCGCCATGAAGGACAAGGCGGCGGTTTCAAGCTCGGCCGGCACCAGCAGGATATTGCCGATCAGGTTCAAGATGTCGCCATTCGGCGCAGTCTGCTTGCGCAGATTGGTGCGCGCGGCACCAATAGCGGCCACGCTGAGCGCACCAGTGCTGACATTCGCGTGCGAAGCGTTGAACAGCGCGATGCCATCGGCCATGTTGCCGTTAGTGTTCAGAATGCCATAGACCACATCGCTTTCCAGCCGCGCTGCGGCGGAACCAAACATGGCAGGCACGCGGGAAATGCCAGACAGATCATCATTGATGATCGCTTCGAAGGTTACCCCCACGCGGCGGCCGTAGCGGGCGATCTGATAGGCTTCGTTCGCTTCGCCAACCGTGCCAAATTCGATTTCGCCATGTTCACGCACCTGAAGAAGCTGCGGCGCGCCACCAAGCGCCACGCGCGACATGCTTTTGAAATCGGGAAGCGTGGCGCGGTTGGCCCAAGCCAAAAAGGTGCGCGGCGAAGAATTATAGGCCACGCGCAAAGACTTGGAAGCCGTATTGGCCAAAAGCAGCGGGAAATCGCTGGTGCTGTGCAGGCCCACGCTCATCATCGCGCTGCGAAGGCCAAGCGCTGCCTGGGCAATCACGGAAGGCGATTGATTGACATTGCGCGCACCCGCGCGCACCAGGCTATCACGCGCCAGATCAATCGCGCGCCAGCCGCGCATGTGGCCGGCCAACTCCGCTTCTTCAGCGGTCAGGCGCTGCCCTGCCATATAGGACAAGGCGTGCCCTGCCATCTGGCTGCGGGTTTCCGCTTCATCACGGATCACGCGGGCAGGCGCATAAGCCTTTGGGCTTCTCTGCGCCACGGCTTCCAAAGCGGCTTCCAGCGCGGCTTCGCGCGTGGCACCTACCTTGATCTGCGCCACCACAAAATCGGCGGGCAGGCCGTTGCGGCCAGCGATACCTTCAAGATCGGCAACGCTTGCGCTGACGGGTTGAACCGCTACGGCCTGGGCCGAAGCGGCAGATAGGGCCGGGGAATTCCCGCCGGCCTGGGCAACGGTATCGGTCATACCGATCTCCTCTGCAATCACCGGCACCATTGCCGGCGGGTTGAAAACGGTTTCGGCCACAGGGGCCGCTTTCGCTGCCCGCACCAGGCGGCGAAGTGCCTCTGGCGTGCGGGCGTAGCGATCTGTGGAAAGAGATGCGAAGGCGCGGATTTCCGCTGGTGCCGCTGCTTCAGTGGCAAAGCCATTGGTCACCGCATCTTCAGCGGTGAACCAGGTTTCAGCCGCCATCAGCGCGGCCACAGATTCTTCTGTCTGGCCGCTCCGCGCCGCATAGGTGCGGCGATATGCGCCGCTGATCTTGTCCAGCACATCGGCCTGCTGGCGCATGGTTTCCGAATCGCCAAGGGCGCCGCCCCAGGCTTCGTGAACCATCATGAAGGCGTTCTCCGGCATGATAATTTCATCACCGGCCATGGCAATCAGGCTGGCCGCACTGGCCGCGATGCCTTCAATGACCACGCGCTTCTGGCCTTCATGCCGAGCCAGGATGTTATGCACCGCGATGCCAGCAAGCGCATCGCCACCATAGGAATTGATGCTGATGGTAAGCGGCGTTCCTTTGGGCACGCCCTTCAACGCCAGCGCGACACTCTGGGCCGTGATGTCCCAGCCCACATCACCCATCAGCGCAATCGTGATCCGCTGCGCTGCGGTGCGCTCGCGCATTTCAATATCCATCATCTGTTCCTTTGCTTATGCCAGGCCCGTCGCGCCAATTTCGATGGCGGCATTCTGCGCCGCATCCTGCGCACCGCCGGAAGAATTCGCGCGGCGCGGGTCCACATCCAGAATGATGCCGCGTGAATCCAGCATTTCGTTGTTGTCTTTGATTTCTTCCGCCTGGCGCTCAGGATCATAGCCCTGTTCGGAAACAGCCTGCGCCCAGGTCTTCAGGCCCATGCGGATCATGGCCTTGGTCGCCAGCGCATCCTTCAGCGGGTCAATGAACTCGAAGGGCGGGGGCGCCCAGGCGACAGGGTAATCGTGATCAAGGGCTTCCGGCAAAACCTCAGCCGCCACGGCAGCCTGAACCCAGGCGCGCCAAACACGCTCACACAAAAGCGGGATCAGCATCAGCCACTGGTCTTGTTCAAGCCGACGCTTAAAGGCGATGCGCCCGGCGCGCAGGCTGGAATAATTCGCCCCGGAAAGATCACCTGTCAGCAGGTCATAGGTCAGGCCATAAGCGGCCGCGATGGCGTGAAGCTGATGACGCGAAAGCCCATCAAAGCTGCCCGCGCCGCTTGGCTGCGTGAAGCTGACTTCTTCGCCGGGTGCAAGGCGTTCCACCATGCCAGGGCTGAAGCTTTTCACCGCTTCGCCCGCGCTATTCGTGCCTTCAAGCGGGCCAGCGGCAGGCGGCGCGGCGGAAGTGACAAAGGCCGCAAGGCAGGCCTGGATTTTGGCCTGCTGCAGAGCGGCGTCTTCCAATTCGTCCAGATCGCGCAGCCTTCCGATCACGGGCGAAGGCACTGGCACACCGCGCACTTGGCCGGGGCGCTGCGCGCGGAACAGGTGGATGATGTTTTCGGCAGGCACACGCCGGCGCTTGGCGTAAAAGGCCAGGCCCGTCAGATTATTGGGCTGCCGGTCAAAAACGGTTTGGGCTATGCCTGAAAGCGCGCCGGGGTGGCGTTCGAACAAGTGATAAGCCGCTGGCCGCTGCTGGCTATCAAATTCAATTCCGCTGCGGATGATATTGCCATTGTCTAGCCGGTCACTGTTGAAGGTTTCATCAAGCAGATCGGCTTCCAGCACCTGAAGCACCAGCGGCACCTTCAAGCCGCGGCGGCGCGCTTCTGCCGGCGAAAGCCGCAGCATCAGGATCAGCACTTCACCCGATTCAACCCGGGCGCGCGCCGCTTGTTCCTGGATGCCCCAGAAATCCAGCATGCCATGCGCATCAGCACGCTTGGCCCATTCGCCAAACAGGCTATCCACTTGGTTGTTATCGCCATTCCGAATATCGGAACGCGGCGTGATGCCATAACCAACCTGATAGGCAATCAGCATGTCCAGCGCCGCCGATGCCCAGGCATTATTGCGCGTCAGGTCTCGGGACCGGCTGCGGAGCATTTTCAAATCATCAGCCACTTCGGTCTGCGCATCCGAATAGCTGGGCAGCCAGTTGCGCGTGCGGCGCGTCACCCGCGCGCCATCATATCGGGCGTTCAGCGCATCAAAAGCTAGGCGAGCGCGCATGCGGGAAAGCGCCCAGCCTGGTGCAATCCCGGCCAAGGCGCGTTCGATCCACATATCGTTCAATCCCTGCTGAAGCTGGTCAAGGTGGTGCGGTTGAAGGGCACCGTGGTCATTTCCTGGCGCAAAATGGCAAGCGCTTCCCGCATCTCGCTAGTGGTGCGATATTTCACAGACCGCCCATCAGAAAAGCGCACTTCGGCCACGTTGGACGCGATTGCCGCGACCAGCGCATCCACGTCAGCTTGCGTTGCCATTAAATCCAGCTTTCGCGTTTTTCGAACCAGCCGCCGCTTCGGGGGGGCGACGGTGCAGGTTGCGGTTTCGGTTCTGGCGGAGCGTCAGCACCAGCCAGCGTCTTCAGGTCAGGCTGCCAAAGCGCTATCATATCCGCCTGCGCGTCTTCGGGCTTTCCAACCCGCTCAGCGATCAGCCTTTCCCAATGGGCATCAGTCAGGTTTGCCGTTTCATGCCGGGCCAAGGCGCGGGCATAAATGGCAATGTCCCATTGCTCGTTACGGGGTCGCACCTTGCGCCATTCCCGCCTGGTGAAGCCGGCGCGGTTGCCAATTTCAACGCAGGCTTCAGCGGTGATCTGTTCAAAAAACCCAAGGTCCAAGGCTTGCGGGAAATGTGCCGCACCCTTCGGCCAGGCGCCGGTAGCGTCAGGTCCCATTTCCGTGAGCCTGAGCGCCGCCGCCACTTCGGTCTTCAAATCCCATGTGCCGACCGGCCAAAGAAGGACCGATCCGATTTTCTTGCCGTTATAGTCAACATCTTGCGGCTTGGGCATGCCAAGCGGGGGTTCACCCCACTTCGCCCGGCCATCCAGCGCCATGATGCGCGGGTCTCGGCCGGCGGCGTGGCGACGGGCGTATGAATAAACCCGCTGCGGCAGATAGCCCGAATCGATGCCGTAAGAGATCGGCGCCCATTCGCGGTTCCAGGCATCGCGATATCGCTTGCCGATCACTTCATCTAAGGCCAACCACACCGGATCAAGCGCGGGGTCGCCTTCCAGAATTCCCCCATCTATCCACCAGGATGATAGATTGCGATCCCAGCCGTACACACCCCATTCTAACCGATCCCCCTGGACGTCAACCGCGCCAGTCAGGAACAGCACACCGGGCGGAATGCGCCGCGGCGGATAAGCTTCGCGCCGGCGCCACAGCAATTCATGGCTCGGCAAATCATAGCGAGGCTCATAAGGCAGCCCCAACACCTGCTGAGTGAACACCTTATCCAGCAGCGGATCATCCTGGCTGCGCTCGCGCTGTTCAGCCACCCAAGCCCAAGACACAAAAGGCGAATACAGCGCGTTCAGCGCGAAGCTTGCGTGATGCACCAAAAGTTCCGGCCGCTCATGTACCCATTCACCGGCGGCCAGCATGGCGGCCTTGTGGCGATGTTCGATTCCTGAACCGCATGCGGTGCAGTGATACAAAGCGGCGCTTGGCTCACCTTTCGGCCAGCGCAGATTCTCAAACACCAGCGGCTGCTTCGCGCTGCAGTCTGGGCAGGCCACATGGAACCGGCCCTGGCTACCATCTTCGAACCGCGCCGATATGCGGCACTGACCCTTTATGCCGGGCGTGGATGCCGCGGCGATTTTCTCCCGACCTGTCCAGGCGATGGCGCGGGCTTCAGCCATGGCAACCGGATCGCCTCGGCCATCCACATCCATCGGGAATTCTGAGACTTCATCCAACAGGATCACCCGCTTGGTGACCATCTGCAGGCCCTTGGAACTATTCGCCCCGGTCAGATCAATGTTGCCGCCGGGGAAATTCTTGCGCTTGGTGGTGGAACCAGTTTCATCCCGGCTCACCAGCGCCTTCACCTTGGCCGATACCGCGGGCGAATTGGCCAGCATCGGTTCCAGCTTATCGCGGTTGAATTTCTGCGCTTCATCAAGGCTGGGCAGAACCCAAAGAACCGTGGTCGGCGTTTCCGCGATAACCTGGCCGGCCAAATTCAGCAGGGCCATTGTCTTGCCGACCTGCGCGCTGGCCATCAGCGTCACGCGCCGGGCCGGATGTGCTAGGCTCAGCGCGTCCATCACATGGCGCAGGTAAGGCACGCGATCAGTGCGCCAGCGGCCCGGGAAAGGCCCTTCTTCCGGTCCCAAAACGCGATGCGCATCAGCCCAGGCAGACACCAGGCGTTCAGGTGGCGAAGCCAGCCCGCGCGCCCAAGCCCGGCGAAGAATAGGCGCCGGGTCAGGCAGGGTCTGGAACATCATCCTTGCTCATGTCATCAGCCAGCCCATCAAGCGCGCGGCGAATGGCCTGCGTGATGGTCTTCTGAATTGCAATTTCATCGCCCAGCCTGGCGCAATCCGCCGCCACTTCCTGGGGCACCTGCAGCAGCCGGTCGCGTAGCTTCCGGGTCAAATCTTCCTGCTCGGCTTCAACGCGGGCCACTTCAACCAGCTTGCCCTTCTGCCGACCAAGTTCCAGTTCAGCCAGTTCCGCATCCGCCGCCATTTTGCGTTCGCGCTGCGCTGCCAGCCCGGTTTCAGGATCGCCACTGGCCTGCGCGGCGCGGCCCGTGGTTTGCAGCAGCGGATCAAGGCCCGATTCGCGAAGCGCTAGGTACGAATCCAGATCAACCTTGCCATCAGCCCCACGAAGACCGTGCGCGGCCACCTGGCGCGACACGGTTGACTTGTGAACCCCCACATGTTTCGCGATGTCGGTTATGCTTAGTCGCGGCATTTATGCCACACTCCCCGCAGGCATCCAGGGCTTTCTGTTGTGCAACAAAGAGAAAATTGTTGCACCCTTCTGCAATTTCCACACTACCAATGCCGGGCGCGCAAAGCCGCC